TTTGATTTAAAGGATCTCTAAACGCTGAACTATTAATAGGAGCAGACCTAGAAGTAGAGTTATAATAAGGATTAAGAGTCTGTGTTCCGCCACCACCGCCATTGCCACCACTATTTGTAAAAGAATTTGTATTTGTTATGCCACCCTGTACAGGTGCTGTCTCTTCTTCTTCAGTAGGTAACTGATAAGGGTTTTGTAAATATCTTTGGGGAGATAAAAAGTTTATACCTCGTGCTCTTATCTCTGCATCTGTTGCCATTATCTCATTCCTCCTGGTGCAATGTCTAATCTAAATGTACCGAGTTTCCAATCACAATTAGTGTCTACATTAGATATCTGTAATGCAATTTGTCTTGCTCTTAATCTAGTACTTTTAAAAGTTGTTGTTGATGTAATATCGAAAGCTGCAGTTGTTGGTGTGCTTGCAGGGTAATCACTAAGTGAAAAAGTAACTTTAGTGGAACCATTTTGACTAATAAAATCTGGTATAAATCTACTTATTCTCATAATATATTCTCCATCTCCTCTAAGATCTGGTGTACCCACAGCCTGACCTGTATTACTTCTTTTTTGAGTAATATCAAAATCACCGGATATTATTTCACCTTTTAATACAGTAGTAATTCCTCCTGCATCTGTTTGATCAAACCCTGTTTCGTGGCTGTAGTATACAGTACTTCCGTCTGTATTACCAATAACATCATAACAATCATCATTTGTTGGATCATATTGTGTAGCATGCGGAGTATCAAATACAGATGAATCTTGCCATGCCGCTCTTGGTAAACCTATTTTTGTGGCCTGTCCAAGAGAATTGTTTTCTGTGTTGATTCTACCGGTGGTCCATATAGGTCTTTTTGAAGATGAATCTAAATAATTAAATGTAACTACTCTATCAACTTGATCAGATGAAAGACTACAATAGTTCCAATTTATTTCTCCAAACAAGTTATTTAAACCGCAGTTAATTAAATCACGAGATGTGTCATTAATACTATCATAAACGGTGTCTTCAACAAGACAAGGTACTGCTTGTAGTTGACCATCGTATGTAAAGAAGCCATTTTCTGACATCCAATATGCAGAACCATTAACCTCAATACAAGCATTTTTGCCAAACAATCCACAGTTAGTACCTGCCTGTTCAAAGGAGAAAGTAAAAGGTTGTCCCACAAATCTCATTAAAAATAATGCGGTATCGGTCCAAACGTAAATTGCATCCCTACCTTTAATAGCTCCCATAATTTTAGAACCATCCGCTAATCTTTGTGTACCCGCTGTATTTTCTGCTCTAAC